GCTGATCTCGCTCGACAGGTCGTTACCTGCGGACACGATTACAACACGGGTCTTCGGCTTCTGGATCAAGCACCAGACGGCGAAGATTGCAGTGATCGTAGACTTAGCCTGACCGCGTTGGGCCTGTACCATCAGGTACTGAGGCCCACGCTCTAGCCAGAGGGCTATGTCTTTCTGGATTTCGCTGGTGGTGAACCCAAGGAACTTCATCGTCACAATGAGGAACGGGACGAAGCTCTTGAAGGTATCCTGCAACAGCTCTAGTTGTTCCTGCCTTGGGTTCTTCGCACTCATTGCAGATTACCTAATCCTAAGTTGGGCATGCGGGCATTGAAGTCCGCCATGATGTCGTCCATTTCCTTGTCAGTGACGATACCCTTAGTTGCATCCTTCAGGTCGCCTGCCAACTTCTCAAGTTCCTTGTTGCCCGTTACATCGGCCTGCACACCATTGTCCTTGAGGAACGCACGGAGTACAGCTTGCTCTGCTGCTGACAGCGGAATACGCATTTCACGATCTGGGTTCATGGAGTCGTGTAACTTCTCCTCCCAGAACTGCGTGAATAAGTCGTGCAGTCCGCCAAGCCTTTCGCTACTTGCGGCCATCTTTGTTCTTCCTGATTCTGTCGTAGACATAGAACCCGGCTTGGATTACAATCCAGAGCAGAGTTGCTGCCTGTACGAGGTTAGACAATGGCAGACCGGAGAACCAGTCTGTGAAGCTAGCCCCGGCCACCGCAACTGGTGGGGCATTACGCACAACCACATCTGCGGTGTCCGTGACTAAAGTCATGATTTAATTCCTATTGTCGAAGATAACTTCAGGGTTGACTGTGACAACTTCGTAATCAGCTGGAGCTGGTCCTGCTGGGTATGGTACTGCGACTGTCACAACGTAGTCAAACGTGTCATCGGCCGCAACCCAACTAACCCCAGCGGGCAGAGTAGGAAGTACTGGGAACACTGCGACCAACTCTGAAAGTTGGTAAATGGACCCGTTTACTTCGATCTCAGTTGAGCTGACAGTGCGAAAGCTATACTCGTTGTCGCTGCGTTGGTATGTAACTTTAACTTTCATTATGCCCACCGCCCAATAGCAAAGATCATCAGAGAGTACGTGATAGTACCGGCGGTTGCGTTCATGCACAGGAACGACTGAGTAGCCGTTGCTGTTGGGAATGCAGAGCCAGCCGCCATCCATGATGTACCAGTTGAACTAACAAGAGTCATATGAACTACTGGAGAGCCACTAAACGCATGTGCAAAGTTGATCGCAGATACAAAACCACTACGAAAGATCGTACCATCAGCGGTAGTAACAGCGATTGGCCCTAGGTTGTGCTGCTTCCAGCACATCAAAGTGCCGTCCGTGAACTTGATGTATTCACCGTTGCCGTTAGAGCCGCGCTCAAGTACTGTTCCAGTTGGTGTACCACCGGACAGGCTGACAGTACCGACCACGTTTGTGCGGCGGTAGAAGTCCGGCAGGTTAGTAGCCACATCGTTGGAGCTAGTACACTGGAGCAGGGCTCGACCAGTAGCGCCAGAGGCGATGGTGGTGAACGTGTCTGTACCAGAGCCGAGCGGAACTTGGTTTGCAGCGATTGATAGTGCCGCGAGGCCAGTCAAGGTTGCGTCAAGCGGCTGCTTACCTGATTGCAGAACACTAATCTGACTAGCCTGCGTGGCGTTATCCGTTTGCAGGTTGGTGATGTTAGTGTTCTGAGTTACCTGAGAGGACTCCAATGACGCTACTCGGGACTCGAAGCTGTTAGCAGTGGCCAGCGCCGTGTTGGCAGTGGACAACGCAGTAGACGAGTTAGCGAGTGCAGTGTTGGCAGTACCAGCAATGGCGTTAGCAGTGTTCTCTGCGTTGGTTGCCGTTGCTTGAGCAGCGTTAGCCGTACTTACTGCGCTGTTAGCTGTTGACACAGCTGCGTTGGCAGTTGACAATGCAGTATTCGCAGTGCCTGCGATTGCGTTGGCAGTTGCGGCAGCGTCGTTAGCAGTTACTACAGCAGCGGCGGCGGCGTCAAAGGCATCGTTTGCAGTGCCTGCGATTGCGTTGGCAGTGTCTGTTGCAGCAGCAGCTGCTGCCACCGCTCCGTCTGCTGCACTAGAGGCAGCGTTAGCAGTAATCACAGCTGACTGTGCTGTGGACAATGCCGCCGCAGCAGTGGCCGTAGAGGCGTCCGCTGTATCCATTGCGTCGTTGGCTGTGCTGATGGCCTCATACGCTACAGTGGTAGCATTCTGGATGTCAGCCTTGGCCCGCTGTGCTAGGTCGCGTGCTTCCTGCACGATGAAGATGGTTTGCCTGTTGGCGAGATCCAGATCGGACTCTCCCACGTTCTGCAACGACTGGTAGTCAACTAGGTTGTACTCGTCCTGAGTCGCTCGATACACACGGCAGATGGTGCCCACCGGGCAAGCCGGAGTCACGTTGAATTGGTTTGGCCCCACGTATGCTACAGTTAGTGCCACCTCAGTTTCAGGGGTGGTTGGTGTAGCTGGGGTAATCTTGCTGGCCTTAACGTCCGACGCCGAGAGGTATGGGACGGTGCCGCCCGCAGCATCAGGGCGGTTGCCCTTGAAGCTGACGGTTCGCAGAGTCGTTACACCATCACCGGGAAAGTCGTTAGAGGCTAAATATGGATCAGGCATAACAGCCTCTCCTTGTTTAGGTGTCCATATAGTGAGCCAGTCCGACGTCCTTGTCGGTCAGGCATTTAGTCCGTGAAGTTCATCAACGGAGTGAGGTACGGCAGGTTCTGGCCGGGCAGTGCGCGGATCAGTTCCCGTGGGTCGCGCTGCTTCACAGCGTCCACAAGGTTGTTGATGTAGCCCACAGCAGGGATGGCCTCAGCCGCCCCACCTTGTTGGCCTGAGCGACCACCAGACACGGAGTTGCCGGTGAGGGCAGCGCCGCTGTCGATCACGTCACCAAGTACGCCGGAGATCGAGCTGTAGTTCAGCAGGTTCCTAGCGAACAGGGCTGGTGCCATCTGACGATCAATGTACTCTTGGCTGTCCTCACGGCCCGCAGCGTTCAGTTGAACACGAGCGGCTTGGATCGGGATAGCGAAGGACATCGAGCCAAGCAGCAGGCCCATCGCCTTGATGGTTCCTTGGTCAGCACGCTGGCGGCTCCACTGCTTCTCCATCGAAGTGAGGGAGAACGTGCGGAACTGGGTCAGCAGGCGCAGCAGGTCGTTGTGTGCCCATGCACCAGTCTCACCGATGTAGGTGCCTTGGATGATCTGCTTGCTGCCACGGTGGACAGCTTGCACGAACTCAGCCATTGCTTCCGGGTCGTTGGACTTGGTGATGTCGAGAGCCTTGAGGCTGCCGTCTGGGTTAAACTCAGCGATGGCTGGCAGATCCGCCTTGATGCGGGTGCGCAATGCCTCGTTGAAGCCCATGCTTGCCAGAGCCACGTTCTCCTCGCCAGTGTTGATGAACCGCATCGACTTCATGACGATCTGTTCAGACATCCCACGGACTTGTGCGGAGTGGACGTAGTGGAAGCCAGAGAGCCACGGCATAGCCTGTGCGCCCGCCCGCAGTACACGGTCGAATGCGTTCAGGTCACCAGCGCCCCAGACTTGGGTATCGTCCAGCTCTTGGTACGGGAACACAACACGCTGGTCGTTACCGATTGGGCCGCCCACCAGCTCCAAGCTGTGCAGCAGAGGGTTCTGCTTGCCTTGGTGAACTTCCTTGATGAGGCGTGGCAGCTCGCCTACTTGACGCAGTGCGCCACCGAGGCCCAGCAGAGGCAGGGCGTTGGAGAACTCGGCGAACTGGTTGAAGGCCATACCACCCAGCATGCTCATGGACGACAGCAGACGAAGGTTGCCCATCGGCTTATTTCCAGTACCCGGCAGAGGGCGACCGTAGAACTCAGCAGCGATCTGGTCGAATGCACGCACCTCGTCGATAGTGGCTGGGTTACCACCGGGGCCGAAGTCAGCCAGCAGGCGGCGCAGTTGCATCAGACCGTGTTGGCCATAGATGCCGAAGTTGGCCAGAGCTACCTCACCGCTTACACGCCGGGAGTAGTCCTGATAGAGCTTGGCTTGGTCGTGCTCGAAAGCATCGCTCAGGCTGAACTCATCACCTGCTTCAGTGGTAACAGTCTTGTCGAGGTCAAGGTCCAAGCGCTTCTTGGTGAAGCCTTGCCCACCTCGGCTGAACTTGCCCAGCAGCTTCTCGATCTGGTCGTCAGGCACACCGCCTGCACGCATCACGTCCTTGAGGATGTCGCTTGCCTCGTCGCTGTACAGGTTGGTTGGAGGAGTTACACCACCGCCCGCTTCCATGCGGGCACGCTCAACGTAGCCAGAGGCGATACGCTCAGCGAACGGGCGGTCATTCCACAGTGCTTCCAGCTGATCGGCAAACTCGTTGGACAACGCACGGCGCTGCTCAAGGGTAGCGCTGCGAGCCCACTTCTTGCTGATGCGGCGCGGGGTGTAACCACGGCTGGAGTCGCCCAGACGGGCAGAGCCAATGGTGTTCCGCGACTGCTGGTCAACACGCATGCGGTCGTAACCACGTTCCAGCTCGTCGGCGTACTTGCGCACGTCTACGTCAGCGTTGTGCGGTGCGGCGTGAGTCTCGCGGCTGCGAATCTCTGCACTCACTTCACGCATGAACCGGTCGCGCAACTCGCCGGACATGATGTCGGTGGCGATGTTGCCGTTGTTGCGGTTGCGCCATGCGGTGTAGTGCTGCTCTGCGTTGGCCAGTGCCTCGTCGTACTGACGCTGCAACAGGTTCTTGTCCAGAGCTGCGGTACGGCCACGACCCAGTGCGCCGGTAGTGTTCTCCAGTAGCACGCCAGCCACCATCCGTGCGGCAGGGTTCTTCGACTTGGCCAGTTGCAGGCCAGTGGACGCGAGCCACGGCATCTTGCCGAGGATGCTGTCAACGCGAGCGGCGTCTGCCGGGTTCTCGTTGGCCCAGCGGGTAGCACGGGCAGCCATTTCGGTGAGCACTTGGATGTCGGCTGGGTTGGATACCAGAGCTTCGTCAATGCCCCACAGGTTCCCGATAGCCTCACGCTCACCCTTAGGCAGCAGGACATCGTTCGGTGGGACAACCTTACCCTCCGCAGTCACAGTAGCTTCATCCAGTGCAGGCATGAACTTACGGCCATTGGCAACACGGGCGTGTACGATGTTCATGGCCTCAGTGTAGCGGCGGCGCATGATGTCGTCCAGCTCGCGCTGTACAGCTTCTGGCGAAGGGTTTGGTGCAAGGTGCTCAGCCGCTGTGTTCAAGTCCTTGACAGTCTCGGCTGCTGCTGCGTCCTGAATCGCCGTCCCGGCGCGGTGCTGCTCCTCACCCATGTAACGGGTGTACTTCTCAACTGTCCAGCCACCGGCCTTGTTCTTAACGTGGTACTCGGTGTTAACAATGGCAGGGCGCTGCATCAGCTCGTCAGTAACGCCGAGGCTGCGGGTAAGCAGAGTCTCCTCGTTTACGCCAAAGCCAAGGATCTTACGCACGGTGCCGACTAAGGCGTTCAGCAGGGAACGGCCATCACCACGAGCTGGTACGCCGGACAGGAACGACAGGAACTTGTCGTCGCCGGAGTACAGGCCAGCAGTGAACTCGCGGATGTTGGACAGGTAGTAGTCCGAGTTGCCACGAGGTTTGCGGGTCTTAGCAGCTTGACGTGCAAGATCATGCAGTGCAGTGATCTCTTTGGTCAAGGCACCGATGGCGCTGTCTGGATTGCGTGCGCCGTAGGCAAGGCGGTCAACTGTCAGTGCATGAGTGACCTCGTGCATGATAACCCAGTCAGCCCGGTCTTCAGGATTGACGCGAACCATATGGTCGCCGTTGTTGAAGTTGCCACGCTTGACGCCTTTGCTGGTGCGGATGTGGATGTCGTCGCCCATTAGCTGGAGCAACCGGCCTGCCTGAGCCACCAACACTGGATCTTGGTTGGTGTCCATGATGCGGGCCAAGTCTTCCTTGGCCGACTGGGTGAAGCCTTCCACCTGCTTGTTCGGAGCCTTTGGCGAGTGCTTGGCCCATGCCTCGTCGATCACAGTCACTGGCTCGCGGGCCATAGCAGCGGCCTTCTGAGCCTCGACTTCCTTGACGACTGATGGCACGATAGCCTCCGTGGTTTCTTGGTCAGGCACCTTGGAGCCAGCACGCTCACGGGCTTCCCGCATGAGGACGTGGGAGTCCATGAGGCTTTCCTCACGCGAACGTACAAGGTCGTCCGTAGCGCTTGCCACACGAGCATTCAGGCCGTCTGCCGAGGCCGACTTCATGCCTGCCATAGCGCCCAGCCCGCCGAACGCCAGCCCGAAGCCAGCGGCATAGGCGTAGTCGCGGTCGGTCACATGACCGCCAGCAGCGTCAACCAGAGCCGTGATGCCGACGTTCCCGACGACACCCTCAGCAGCGCCAAGGCCGACGCCCCGCGCCATCTGGCCAGCCCGGAAGGCAGCCTGAGAGCCCATGCCGATGACCTGTGCCGCCTTGCCTACACCGAGGCCAACGCCCCAGCCAACAGGGTCAAGGATACCACCGGTCAGGGAGGCAGCCACAGCCCAGCCAGTGCCGTGTGCGGACATCATGCGCAGGTCTTCCTGACGCAGCTTGACCTCGCCCATACGGGCCTGCTCCTCAGCCAGCGAGCGGGACTCACGCATGAACTGCCGGTCCTCCTCGGACAGGCCGATCTCAATCTGGTCACGGCGGGCAGAGTAGTCGTAGGTTGGATCAGCCGCGTACTCAGGGCGGTTCATGCTTTGCAGCAGGGCCGGAATAGCGGTGGTTTGGTTGAATGCAGCGCCCACCATGTCGCCGAAGCCGGTGGCCTGCTTGACTTGTTCAGCGTCAACGCCTGCCTGCTCCACTGCCTTGATCTGTGCAAGGTTATCAGTGAACACTGGCTCTTGGTGCCCAGCTTTGGCCTGCTTGTTGGCGAGGTTGTAGGTGTTCTGGCCGACTTGCTGGATCAGGCTAACGCCGTCACGCTCTATGTCGTCCTCTGCCTTGCCGCTGTCACTGGCTTTGTCCACCATGCTGGCGAGTGCCTGCACAACAGCGTTCTTTGCGAAGCCTTTCAAGCTAACCGAGCCACCACGTTTGGCAGCTGCGTTGTTTGCACGGATGCCTCGGACTGTGATACCATCGCGGAAGGTTCCGGTGTCGGTAGCGCGGTCGATGTCCATGCGGTCGCCGTATCCGCTTGGAGTTGCACGCAATGCACGGGCGTCATCCACATCGGCCTGCAATAGTTCCACATTCTTGTCGTGTACTACCGCATCGGCTGTTTCGAGGTTTGTAATATCCACTTTGTTTCTCCGTTGCAGTAAGCATTGCGGAACCGCCTGTTGCCAAGCGGTTCGACACTGTTTACTCCTTGAAATAGGGTTGAGATTCGTAGAACTTGCGCAGCTCCTCAGAGGTTGCGCCCATCTGCACAATCCTGCCGTCTTCAGTGGTGCCCATCAGCACGAACTTCGCAGTTACGCGCCCTTGGTTGTCCACTACGTCCTGCCCACGCACGACTGTGATGCTGTCGGTGCTGTCCTTGCCCCACTGCTCCCAGAATCCACCGGTGTTAGCCTGCCCAGTCTCCCAAGGAGCCTTGCCAGATGACTTGCCGCCGAAGATGTTGGTGTAGGAGTGGGTTGGTTCGTTCTGTTTGGCGTTACCGGCAGGCAGTTTGAACCCTTGGGCGTTGGCTTTCTGTGCGAAGAAGTCCGAGAATGCCCGGCCAGCTGCGTCAGGAGCCGCACCGATCAGCACAGCCAATGGCTTCTGCTCAGCACTGGACTTCTCGTAGGCATACGGCCCGATGATGTCCACTTGTTGCTTGGCCAAGGCCAGAGCCTGTGACATCGCCTCGGTTTCGTTGACTCCGAGCTGAGACTTCAGGGTATCGAGGTTGCGTGCAGCGGTGTTGGCCAGTACGCCCATGTTGTTCTTGGTCAGCGGTGTGCTGCCAGTGAAGAACGAGGCCACCATACCGGGCTGGTCAGACTTGACGGTATCCATAAGCTGCTTCTGCACGGCTGCCTTAGGAGTGACCTGTAGCTTATTGACTGGCGTGCCGAAGCTAGCCTGCCATGCGAGGTCGGGCAGCATACCAGATGCAGTGTATTGCTTATAGTTGTTCAGTTTGACCACGTTATCTGCACCAAAATACCCAAGGGCAGTGGCCTTACCTCCCGGCTTAGCGGTCAGTGCATCGTATTGAGCGACGGACTGATCGAGCATCGGGGTGTAACCACCAGAGCTGGCGTAGATACCGGACAGCATGTTGTTCTGGAGCGGCTTGTTGATGTATCCCGAGCCACCGCCACCCTCACCAACGTAGTTCTTGGTGATTAGGTCGTATGGGTCTTTGCCTGCTTCCTGATGGCGCTGTACAATGCCGAGGAAGGTCTGGTCAACCACCTGCCGTGGGATGTTGGAGTCAAGTGCAGCCTGTGCATTGCCTAGCACCACAGCGGTGCTGGTGCTAGCTACCTGCTCGTTCAGTGTGAGCTGAGCCTTGCTGCCCTCGGCGGATGCCTTAGCTGCGGCCTGTGCTGCCTTATAGTACGCCGAGTAGTCGGACTGGATGAACCGAGCCACGTCTTTCTTGTCGTACACATCACCGTCAATACCGGTCTTCAGCCTGAACTTGGTGTTGACGTTCTCCATAGCAGCTACACCTTGGGCTGGAGTCATCTGGCCGGTAGCCATGAGCCCTTGGATACGGCCCATTTCTGCGCCGAACTCCAGAGTGCCCTCCTTTTCACGGGTGCGGGACTCGTAAGTCTCACGAGCGTCGATCAGTTCCTTCTGTAGCTCTGCCGGGGCGGCGCTGAACAGGCTACCCTGCCCATCACGGTCTGCCCACACAGCCTGCGCCATGTAGTGGTTGCCCTTGGCCATGCTGGTGATGGTCGCAGTCTTCACCGCTTCCCAGTAGGAGTCGGCAGACTGGCCAGCCAGCGGTTGCCACGAGGCCAATGCCCCGGACAGCGCCATGTTACGGTCTTGCTCAGTGGCCGTACCTTCCTGCCAGCCTCGTGCAGCGGACTGAATGGTGTCACCGGCTTGCAGCATGGCGTTGGTGACCTGCGTTTGCATGTCAGTCTGCTGCCACTTGTAGTGCTGCTTGGCGTGCGCCTTGAAGAACGGGCCAGCTGACTCAACCATCTTCATCTGGATTGCTTGGTCGGTGACGTCATCCCCTGTTAGGAATCCACCCATGCGGCCAATGACCTCTTGGCCTACTTCATCAGGGCTGATCTTCTGGAGATTGTCCATGTCACCGTACAGGTCAGCAGTGTACTTGTCCACCTGAGCGATCTGGCTGTACGCACGGGCACCCTGCACGGTGCTGGTAGGGCCGAAGATCTGGGTGTACCAAGGCTGCTCGTCTACGATGTCCTTTACCGCCTCACCAGCCATTGTGCGCTGCACGCCGGTGAGGAAGGCTTTGTTCTGCTGCTCCTTCAGCTTGCGGTCAAGGATACCCTTGCCGATTTCGAGCACAGCGTCGAGGGTGCGATCCTCTTGGACAGGCTGCGCAGCCAACGGTGCGATGCCTTTAATGACGCCGCCGCCCTGTAAGCCGCCACCGCCCAGCTGGACGTTGGATGAACCGGCTTGCGGTGCGCCGGACACGTTTGTGGCCCCGCTGCCGAGGTCGTATTGGAATGGGCCTGCCATTGAGTGTTACCCCTTAAACCAACTGGACGGCATCTGCACTGGAGTCTCCACGCCCGTTACCGGGTTGAATCCGCCAGTCTGCAACGCCGCGCCGGACGATGGTTGTGATTTGAAGAAGCCAGCTAGGCCAGTGCCTACCTTGCCCACTGCGTCGATACCAGCTTGAGTGCCGAGCACTGACAGCCCAGCGTTCAGGAACGGGTTCCCGCCGTCTGGTGCGCCGACAAGGTTAGGGACGGACTTCACCTGCGTTACTCTGTCGAGGAACACGGTGTCATCTTGCCCAGCGATGGCCTGCTCGTTTACTGCGGCTATCCTTTGCAGGGTGTCGTAGCCAGCGTACTTCCTGTTGCGTTCAAGTTGCTCAAGCTCCCGAGCTTCCCGGCCTCTGATTACTCCATTGAGCATTTCAACCGTGCTGCCACCAATGCCAGCTGCCGAAGCAGCCGCCATCAGTGCGCCGGTCTGCTCAGCGGCTTGGATCTTAGTGTTGAGTCCTTGGGTTTGAGATTGCTCCTGTAACCTGAACAGGTTTTGCGCCAATGCCTCGCCCTGCTTAGCGGCGTTCTTGAAGACTTGCTGGTTGCCCAGCGACTGCCGGAAGCGGGACAACGCCCCGCCTGCGGCTGCCACTGTATTGTTTGCTTGCGTGAGTTGGTCTTGTATGCCCGCGTTGAACACGGCCATGTTATTTTGAGCCTTGACCTGCTTCTTCGCCGACTTCTTGGCCAGCGATTGCTGAAGCAGGCTAAGCCCGAATTGTGCGGCGAGTACCCACATTAGCCGTTCCTCTGCGTGTAGAACTGACCGGACCACTCAATGCTGCTGAGTGTCAGCGGTAACCAGTTCCGTGAAGTTAACCGCAGCCGGAACTCACGGACCTCCTGCTGAATGTCAACAGGAACTGTGATGGTGTCTGCGATCTGTTGCGTATTGAGAACCCAACTGCCTGTTGGCCGGTAGATCCAGTCAAGGACTTCATACTGCGCCGATACTGGCTCGGTCATCCCACGGAGGTAGCCCCGCATTGCTGCTGACTTAGACAGTGTGATGTTGTACGAACCAAGGATCAGCGTACTATCCAGAATCGCCTTCTCCTTCTTGTCCCGCATGTACGGGGCTGTTGGTTCCACTTCACTATCGAAGTAGGTGCCCATCAGCGCGAAGTCAAAGTTGTAGTCTGGTGGTAGCACGTCGTCAAGCTTCTGGTAATCCGCAAGCGGCTGACCAAGAAACTTGTACTGGAGGAACGCCTCTGGCAGGGCAATTGCTGACTGCGCAACACCCTGTGAGGTCCAACCGGTATGCCAGATTGACCCAGTGTTGAAGCTGAATGGGCGCATACTGTCAAGGTACGGGTTGGTAGACAAGTTGGCCGAGCGGCTGAACTCGTCGAGGCACAGCATTACACGATCACCTGCACCATATCGTAGGGTTAGCGCGAGCAGATTACCTGCCCTTCCGGTGATACCAACCAACGAACCCAACACGCTGTTGAACGTCCAACGGCTCCATGAGTCGTATAGGCGCTGAGACTGGTCTGCGGTGTCCAAGTAGTTGAACACGTAGAACCCGTTCGTGAACTCGCGTGTGCGGATGAACAGGGATGCAGGGCTAGTCAGTGCAAGTATCTGCCTTGGTGTACCTTTAAGATACCCGTCAAGCTGGCTGGTGATCTCAAACGCTCGGAAGCTATCTGCGTAGTCGCCTGTCTGCATTTGCTGGAGAGTCAGTCGCCCGTCACGCATCTGGCTGAAGAAGATGTAGTTACCTGTTGCCACAGGTGGACAGGTTGTTGTATCC